ACTTCTCGGGGCGCTTACTTATCAGGCAAAGGCCGCTGCTGTTTGCGGCTCTGTGTCCAGCTCTGCATTTCATCACTGCTGTTTTTTGCCTGTTTGTCACGAAGCGAACGCATCAGCGCCCGGCGTTCGTGCCGTTTCAGTGAGCGCATCCATTCGTTCACTTCAACGCCGTCAGGGAGCTGCGGCCACGGTGCAGGCCGTTCTTTCGGCTGTTCTGTCCCGTTGTTGTCCGTTTCCTGTACACGGGGACAGTTATTGCCACGAGTCCAAGGGGCGGCAGGGCCGCCCTGAAGGTCAAAACCATTTTCGCGGGTGCTGTCCTCCGCTTCCGGTTTACGTCTTACCAGCTTCCAGTTATCCGGATGCGTGCACACACGGGAGGATTCCCCGATGAATGGCGACCAGATCCCGTAAATCTGTACACTCTGTTCGCCGTAATCGTTCAGCTCATCTGCGAGGTCGTAGGCTGTGCGAATCAGGTAGTCCTTGCGCGGAACAAGTACGCCACCCTGTTTTTCAATGTAGGTGGCAAAACACCCGGCATCAGCGGCAGCAAGAACCGCATCCATTGCGTCATCCTTCAGCCGTTGCGGGCCTTCTGGGTTGCGTGCTATCTGGCTGGCAAGGCGGCGGAGTTCACGCCACACCTGACGGGAGGGGATGCCAAAGAACTGGAACTGGCGGACCCGGTGAAGGCGCGCCCAGCCGATGGCGCGCTCCACGCTCTCGGCCATTGATTTACCTGTTTCGTGGTCAACGCGTGGCTTGCCCGTTTTCGGGTCGATGCCATCCACGGCGCGGCTGTCCAGGTTCTTTCCGATGTAGGTGGCGATGTAGCTGGTTGGCGTGCCTTTTGAGCCGTCGACGTACTCCGCCTTAAAGCGTGGGGTAATATCATCACCCAGCTCGTGACGATCTTCCTGAATGGCAATATCGCGGGTGTGGGACACAATGGTGTCGATTTCTTCCGGATGAGCAAAGACCATCATATGCCAGTGCACGGTGCCGTCATGGTGAGGCTCCACCGTGCGGATGCCATACCAGCGCAGGCCGTCGCGGTTCAGTTTCTTGCGGACCGCTGCAAAAAACGTGTTAACCAGGTAATCGCTGGAGTCGCGCATGGTGGCCCCGTTCCATTTGGGATTCGGATGACTGTTCTCTGTTGTGGCGTGGTATTTTGACGGGCAGGTGACAGTCAGAAACACCGCTTTGTCGCCACGGGCTTCGGCCAGAAGTTCCAGCCCCTTCATGGTGGCCATCATTTCTGCCTTACGGTGAACCGGGTTACTTACTCCCGCGTAATACACTGTCTCGAGATCAATCGTGAACCCGTCTTCGTTTTCCAGCATGAAACTTTTCAGGAAATCGCGTGTTTTCTCGCGCTGTGCGCGAAACTCGCTTAACGCGTCCTGGCTCAGATAGGGTGATGTTTTTCTGGAAACCAGACAGGCGGCGCGGAGTTGTTCTTCTCTCCACTCGCAACGTAACAGCCACAGTTTGCGTTTCCACCATTCCGCACAGGTCAGGCGAAGGATTGCGCCCGGCAGCAGCTCCGTGTCCGGTTCGTTCCTCCGGTCTTTGTCTGTTGTCAGTGCGTCATAATGTGGAGGCATGGCGTGCAGGTGTAACGCCATGCGGGCCAGCATCTGATACGCCTTCAGCGTTACATCCATGGTCAGTTCGCCATCGGTCGCGCCAAAGCCATCGCAGAGTTTTTCGAAGGTGCTGCTGAACATCGCCGCCGTCATGGTGGCCAGCGTCTGTATCTGGTGTTTGTTGAGCTGCGGCAGGTAAAGCAAATCGTCCAGGCGTTCGCGTCCGGCAAGGGAGCGATAACCCGGTGTCAGCCAGTGTCCGTCAGTGCGATCCAGACGTTCGAATATTTTGCGCAGGGTTCCGCGTGCATAGCGTTCCGCCTGCCAGCTCTTTTTGCCTTTCCGGCGATCGGCTTCCTGTTTTTTGCGCAGGAAGGAGAGGTGGCGAATAAGCGGATCGCGCAGATAGGACGGCAGCAGGTGCAGCGAGGCCATGGCTTCATCCACCGCGCCGCGTGCCTGTTTTCTGGCGTCTCCTGCCAGTGTGATGGTTTTGTCCTGTTTTTCCTGTGCGTCCAGGCTTTTATTAATCAGGTTGCCCAGCGGCGTGGCGGAGAACGCCGCATTAGCCATTTCCTGGCGGCGCTCGTTCTCTACCCGGTAGGCATCCAGCCAGGAGGAAAGCACGGATTCAGGAGCGGGGATCCCCGTTCCTTCACGCCCCACTGCGTGGCGCGGTTGTTGCCAGTCCCTGATGTACTCTGCCGTCATAGTGATTTACTTCGTCATGCCATTCAGGGTGTCGCGGCAGACTGTAGCCAGCCGCTGAATTTCCAGCACGGTGTCTTCTGTGTCGGCATGGCGATGTGTGATGCGGATGCTGTCGGCAATCACATCGACGATTGCAGAGGATGGGCGCTGGTAAATGCCAATAACGGACGGGGTGCCACCTTCAATGCGGTAAAGCCTGTAATTTCCCTCGTGGCTGTCAATCATGTAGCGACCATCAATAACAATCTTTCCGTCAGCGAGCTGCGGTACAGGCAGGGATTTCAGGTACATGTCATAACGATCACGCACGCGAGCGGCAAGATCACGCTCTGTGTTGAGCAGGTATTCAAGAAAGTCGTTGGCGAGAATCATTGCGGCAATCCTCTTGTTACAGATGTGCGAAGGCCTCCCGCCGCAAGGTGCAGGAAAGGCCCGGAACAGGAATTAATGGAGTTTGTTTTGCTGCTGGATGAGCTGTTGAAGCTCGTGCAGATCATCCGCCAGATAGCTGAAAACAGAGGCGGAATAAATGTTTGATAGTGCGTGGCTGCGCTCATGCAACATATTGATGTGCATGATTTGCGCGACGCGTGATGCGCGGGAAAGTCTGCGGTTGATTTCAGTCTGGATGTGACGACGCTCCGCGATAGCGCGGTGTGGTTTGCGGTTTGCCATGGTGTGGCCCCTTGTGTAGTAAGTTGTGAAAACTCACCATCCAGAGCTGCGAAACTGTGGGTGGCGAGACGTACGAGGTTCGCAGTACCGGCTACACAAGAACCCGGCCCGACCGAAGTCGGCCCCGTACGCCCCGCCATAATTCTGACGCGAAAAAAACGTAGCAATACAGTACGCACAAAAAAACCGCTGGCGCGGTTGTGCGCTTGTGTAGTCAGCAGGCTGCGAAACCCGGCACCCGTTTTGTGAGGTGCAGCGGAAATGTAACCTGACTGATTGCGGCATGGCAAGCGGTTTTTTTGTGTGTGCATGTTCTGGTTTCTTAGTGGTTCAGAAAAAAATCAAAAACCTTGTCAATGCGTTGCAGCAGCTCTTGCTGTATTGCTTCCGGCGTTTCCGGTTCGCCTGGCGCCTCCAACGTCGCGCAGAAATCCTCGATTTCATGACGGAGCGTCAGGCGAATGGCGAGAGGTGTGGTTCTGGCGTGCTCCAGCTCATCCAGCAGCGCCAGCACAGCAGACGGCGAGAGCATTGCGCGAAACGCCAGTAATTTTTGAGGCGTTGCCATTCGTTGCAGGTCAGTCGCCAGTTCGCGTAATTCCTGGTGGTTGATGGCGCTCATGCTCTGGCTTCCTTCAGTAGCTGGTTAAACGTGTTGGTAAGTGGATTGCCGCACCCGAACGGCATCGGGTTTATCTGGTAAGAAAAGCGACCGCCTGTTTTGCGCTCTTTTCTTATGACTGAACCACTGCGCCAGAGTCGGCGTAACTCCGCATTAATGGCTGTGGTTGGGGTATTCAGTGCTGCGGCGATTTCTCCACCGCTACACCCCGGATTGGCGGCGATATAGTCCAGAATGGTCATCTGCGTGACTCCTGTACCTGTCGGATAAGGTTCACCCGCACCACATTCGTGGCGCAGAAGTAAGTGCCGTCAGTGAGATAGATGTGATGTGCATCCTTTTCTGAACGGTGTTTGTCGATTGTGGTAATCAGGCGTTCGTCGACTTCGTATTCACGCCCTCTGGAGGTAAAACGAACGACAGGAAAATGCTTAATTGCCATTACGCCTCCTTGGCGTGTGCGAATACCTCCGCGAATGCGGATTGTTTTTACATTTTCTTATTTAATCTGTGGTTTTATTTGCTCTGTTATTCGCCAGTGAAAAAGCGTTCAATCTTTTTTATTGAATGAATAATTCGCATAATCCCAATAGCGCAGGCCACCGAAATAATCAGAACAAGCCATGAGATAAATATACTCATGCGATATTCCCCAGCTTATACGGTTCAATATGTTCCCCGCATTCTGCGGCACAGATCAGCTCGGAAAGTTCGTTAAGTGCATCCAGATCATCAGCGTAAAAAGCCACGTCATACAGACTTCGGATTGCTCTGGTCAATGAGTCACGGGCCGCACGTTCAGCATGAGCGCCTGATGCACTTAAGCGAAAATAAAAACGCTCAAGTGCTTTGTTAATGAGAGTTTTATATTCTTTGCCCATCACAACGCCCTTTAATCTGCTTTCTGTATTTCAGCTTCTGAATCCATACAAATAATTTCGATATAGGGTTCATCGCCATTAACCTGGCGTGCCTTTTCAGCTTCGCTAATGATTTTTCGTACGGTCTGGTACGGAAGTTCCACAAGCAGTCGCGTGCCGTTCAGATAAACGTAAGTGGCTTCGTCGGCTCCGTTTTTACCCGCCGGAGTCACTCCGTCAATAGCGGATGCACGTAATAACAGTTCACCGCGAAAATCAATAAAACGGATAAATACACCTTGTGCATGGTCTTTGGTCATAAAGCACCTGTTATAAATCAGCCTGTTTAATAAAACTTTGCCCGCGAAGCAGACGATCAACCGTGCGAAGTGCTTCGTATAATGTGAAATCCTGCCCGAACTGATTGTCGCCACAGCTTAGAGCAAAAATGCGGTTTCCGGTAAACGGATTGCGTGGGCATTTGTGGATCACGATTCCAGCTTTCTCAATCAGCCAGGCATGCTCGCCGATTTGTTTTACTGGGTAGCCATCCGGCGTTGCGCGTGTATCACTCAGGCTGTAGCGGATGTTGCTGCGTGATGCACTGGTAGCAAAACGGTTAGCGTGGCGTTCTGCACCATTGCGAAAGCGTGAATTACGTTGCTGTTTCATGTTAAAGACTCTGTACAGATTTAATTATTCCGGCATAGAGGCCGAACTCAAAATATTTGCGATTAAATCGCATCGCATTGTTTTCACGTTTTGCGGACTGCTGGTTCATTTTCGTTTGCCTCCGCACATGAGAATTGCGCCGCTTAAGAGGTAACCGAAGTTAATTGATAGTATTACAATTAACATAAGGTCCAATTTGTCCATGCCACACATAATTACCCTCATTGCAGTAGTTGTGGGTTGTGGATTTGCCCCTATATT